CAGGCAACTGACACTGTAACTATGCGTAGAGGTCCACATATCACTGCGGCAATGGAAGGAGCCAGTGATGAGACATATTTAAGGTTTAAAGGTCAACAACCGGTTAAAACTAAATACACACAGAGCGGTGATGGTAGTATTACTGCTTATAGTTTACGAAAAAAAATAACGTCTCCGGCTAAAGCGTGCTGGTCAGGTTACGAACGTGTGCCTGGTACAAAAAAAGGTGCGCAAGGTAGCTGTAGAAAAAAATAAAAAATATGCCACAAAAATTATCGCCTACGGCGAGAAGAGATAAAGCAGCTAGAGATTTAGCTTTTGCTAAAACACCTGCTAGAAGAGCTAAGAAGGCCGATGCCCAACGTAAAAGAAGAGCAGCCGGATCTGCAGCAAATGGGAAGGATTGGGATCACAAAGATCAAAGATGGGAATCGCCAAAGCAGAATAGAGGTAATGATGGCCAAGGCACAAAAAGAGAATCAGGTAACAACTATAAAACAAGATAAAGATGCCAAGAATAAGAACATACGGTACTGACTCCGTAATACAAGATGCAGACCTATTATTAGGGTCTGACTCGTTATACCAATTTGAGACCGTTAACTTCTCGGTAGGGGCAATTAAATCTCACATATTAACATCGACAGCATTGACATACGTTCCGTACACAGGAGCAACCGGTGATATTAATATTGGTACTAATAATATATATACATTTGGTGGCGCAAAGTTATGGGATGATGGTACCGTTGAAGGTATGACCTTCCAATTTGTCAACGCATCAAACTCGTATATAAGTGCTTCTGCTACTGCGACTAGAAACTGGCAATTACCAGATCAATCTGGCACAATAGCCTTGTTAAGCGATATTGGTGCTGCTAATACTTTAAACGACGTACTAACAAGTGGAAACTCATCATTGATTGCAGCAAATGTTGAATCAATAGGATTAGCTGATCCATTTAATGGCAATGCGTATGGTCGCGTTGAAGGCAGCAAGAACAGAATTAATTTTTTCGGTTCCACCTCAGGATATTTAGGGTATATTGGACTAAATACTTTGTCTTTATTATCACCAGCAGGAGGATTCCAAATATCTATAAAAGGACCTGATGCTCTAACAGCTAATAGAACAGTTAAGTTCCAAGATAAAGATGGTGTGGTAGCTTATCTTTCAGATGTACCGCCTGGGCCAATAACAACGCCTACGCTGAATGATGTTCTAACATCAGGTAATGCATCTCTTGTAGATGCAAATGTTGGTAATGAATTTGGCATATACGACCCAGTTGGACTTGACTATGCAAAGATAAGTGTCGCTGATAAAGCTTTCACGTTTACAGACTGGCAACTTGACAAATCAGTATATTTTGAGCAAGGTTTATTATCGCTATATAAAACAAACGCGATAAACGGAACTATTAATGCGCAGTTATTGAGCGCCGGCAGAAACTATAACTTACCTAACGCTTCTGGAACTATTGCTTTAACATCAGATATACCGGCTGCACAAGTAAATTCAGATTGGAACGAAACAAATACATCTAGTAAAGCGTTTATATTAAACAAACCAGCTATTGCAACCACACCAGTTGATACAACATACTTTGTGCAAGGGGGGACAGCCGGTGTGCAGCCTACATTTAATGGTCAACCATTATTTACCGCAAGCTATGTACAAACAGGCGATCTGGTATTCTTCCGTATTAATGTGGACATGTCAAACATCACCAGCTTTGGAACAGGACAATATTATATGACATTGCCATTTAACGCAAAATATGATATGATAGTTTCTTCAGGGCACTTAAATGACAATTCAGCAAACGACAATTACCAATTATCAGGTGAAATTACCGCAGGTTCTAATGTAATGTGGCTGTATTATATTGCTTCAAATTCGCAATTAGCAGCATTTGATTATAACTCACCTAAAGTATTAGACTTGAATGACTATTTTCACATTTCAGGTTCATACATTAAACAATAGTAGATATGGCAAGAATAAGCACGTATGCGATAGATAATAATATAGATGGGCAGGATAAAGTGCTTGGATCAAACAGCGAAGGCCTTATCACAAAGAACTATACTTTTGATGGAATCGTTGCTTGGTTTAATGCGACGGGTGCTGTAGCTATAAATGAACAAAGTAATTATTTTTTTCAGAGTGTTGCTACCAGCACAGGCCGATCTCAGGGAACAATAAGTTTTAATAATTTTGGTGGTGTAGGCACTCCATTTTCTGCAATAACAACATTTAAACTTGCTGAGCAATCATTAGCAGGTTATACACTCGAAGATTACTTACCAGTATTAGTTGGTAATGAAGTCTTGATTGGGCAATTGGATAACTTGAATAATTTCGGGATATATAAAGTTGTCAGCATCGTAAGAGACTTGGTTGAAACTACGTTTTTTAACGTAATATTACAATACATAGAAGGACACGGATCTTTAGAGCTAGATAAGTTTTACGGATTGTCATTACATGCTAGTTTAGATAACGCTGATAAGAACTATGTATTCGTTCAAAGCGTACCTGCAACAGTATGGACAATAACACACAATCTAGGAAAATTTCCTTCAGTTAGCGTTGTGAATATAAATAATGTTACCATGTACGGTAATGTTACGTATTTGAACGAGAACGAATTACAAATAGAGTTTTCAGCTGGTTTTTCCGGCAAAGCATATATGAACTAAGTAACCAAACAAAAATAGACAATGGCAATTAATTTTTTAAATAGTGTTAATCTCAACCAAAACGAGCTAATAAAAGCTAGGGTTGAGAATCAGCCGAATAACACGGCAGCTGGAACCGGAGTGGAAGGGCAGCTTTACTATGATACAACATTAGACATCCTAAAGATATGGGCAAATGGCGCATGGACTGAAGTAGGTGGCGGTGTATTAAGTGTATCTACGAACAACAGTACATTCGTTAACCTTACAAACGTAGGTACAGCGGTTAACCCATCTCTTACTGCTTCATTAAGCGCAACAGGCACACCTGACGCAACAAAGTATTTAAGAGGCGATAATACTTGGTCTGCAATATCTGGTATATACGACTGGAATTTTGAAGGAGATACAGGTACACCAGAAAATGTAGTTTCTGGAGAAACAGTAAAATTTGTCGGTGGCACACTAATTGGCACTGCAGCTAGTATAAATAATACATTAACAATTAATCACGATTCTGTATCAAGATCGGATTCAACCTCATCTGCATCGCCAGCTTTTGGTGGTACATTTACTGTTGTAGATAGTGTAACGAGTACTGCTCAAGGACACATTACTTCTTTAAACTTAAAGACAGTTACATTACCTACACCAACTCCAGCTACAATAACATTAACAGGGGAAGTTACTGGATCAGGCACAACATCAATTTCGACTACTGTAGCAAACAATGTTTTAGATATTGATAACTTTACATTAGCTACAATTGTAACTGCTTCTGAAGGTATCGCGAATAACAATAACGATACGACATTACCAACAAGCGCAGCTGTTAAAGCGTACGTTGATTCTTCTGTAGCTGGCGGATTAATATACCAAGGTGGATATAACGCAGCAACAAATACTCCCAACTTGGATTCGCCACCTACAATCGCAGGTATCAAAAAAGGTTGGACATATACTGTTACAGCAGATGGTACATTCTTTACGGAGCAAGTTAGAATTGGTGATGTATTAATTGCTGAAATTGATGCGCCTACCACATTAGCAGATTGGACTACTGTTCAAAATAATATTGACTTAGCTAGTTTGACTCAAGTTGGTATTGGTAATGTAAATGCAAGTACCGGTATTGATGTTACATATTCTAATGGTACTGCTACTGTAACGAATACTGACAGAGGTTCTCAACAAAACATATTCAAAAATATTGCGGTATCGGGTCAATCAACTGTTGTTGCTGATACTAATAATGATACTTTAACACTTGCTGCTGGAAACGGTATATCTATTATCACAGCAGACTTAACTGATACGATTACAATATCAGCGTCAGAAGTTGGAAGATCATTTACAAATACAAACCCTACAACAAGCGCAACTTATACTATAAACTCTGCAACACACGGTTTAGGAACAGACTCATCTGTTATAATGGTACAGCTTGTTCAAGTTTCTACAGGAGAAACAATATTCAGTGATGTTACAAGAGGAGCATCTGGTTTAATAACAATAACATTTTCAACTTCTCAAGCAGCTGGCTCAATAAGAGCGTTGTTACAAAAGATTGGATAATCTAATAAAAATTTAATATGGCTCAAAAGTTTTTAACTGAAATAACTTTGCAAGCTTTAAATAATGCCACAACGGACACGGATAAATTTCTTGTGTCCGATGGTGGCACTATCAAGTTTAGAACTGGCGCAGAGGTGTTGTCTGATATAGGAGGCCAGGCGGCTCTTACAAATCCTGTTACCGGAACTGGGGCAAATACTCAAGTTGCGTTCTGGACTGGTACAAATACACAATCAGGAGACAATGCGTTTTTATATAATAATTCAACCGGGTTATTGACATTAAAACAAAAGAGTCAGTTTGTTGGATTTAGAATGGAAAACCAAACTACTTCTACATCTGCTTTAACAATTGATGTTCCCGACTTAAACTATGCTAGATTTGTTTCAAATCAGTTTAGATTTGTTTCAAATGGGCTTACAACATATAGATCAGATATTACATCAACTACTTTTGACGCAAGTAGTTTTCATAGATTTCTTATAGCTGGAGCCGAGGCTGTACGTTTAAATTCTGCTGGTAATTTTGGTATTGGAACAATAACACCGTCGCAAAAACTTGAAGTAACAGGAACAGGCTATGCTTCGTCTGATTTTAGAGCACCTATATTTTATGACTCAAATAATACAAATTACTATTTAGATCCAGCTGGCTTCTCTTTCTTAAGAGCTATTGGACTTGATGGTTATACACAATACGCTACGTCTGTTGGTAGTCCGTCTGCCAATTTTGGCAATGGACGTGTTTATTTAAACGTATGGCCAACAGCTAACGGTGCTAATATAATGTCTTTTAAAATAGCGATTAGTACAACTTGGAACTGGGCTCCTGGGTTTGGATATATCACAGCAGATGTTTCATTTTATTTTGATGGTACTAATTTAAATCAAGCTACCACAACCATAACGTCGGCTACCGGCCCAGCTCGGGAAAATTTAGGCATTGGAAACCCGGTCATTGACGGTGGTAATGTTTGTATACCTATTTATAGTTCAAATTCAAATCCAATTCTCGCAAAAATAGATGGTTCAGCATCATTTAATTGGGGTCTTGTATCATGGGGATCATGGCAATCAGTGGCATTTCCAGGGGCAGCAGTAGTTAGTATGCCTGGTAATTTATCTGTAGCTGGATCAATAACATCAAATAGTTCTGTTAGGTCACCAATATTTGTCGACTTAAATGATAGTAATTATTATTTAGACCCTTCGTCTACAAGCAATATAGTTGGTTTAACTGTTGCGAACACAATAACTGGTAATATTTCTGGCACGGCTTCTGGAGAAAATTTAGCCACAGTAACTAGCAGAGGTAATATAGCGAATACTTCAATAGCTTTAAGAAATAGCTTGTTAGTTAATAAAGGCGATGGATCATCTGGTGGTGCATTATCTTATGATAGCGCTATAAACCAATTATACTTGTGGAATAGTTTAAGTTCTGGATATTTCAGCGTTTACACCAATAACTCTGAAAGATTAAATATATCAAGTTCAGGTGTGGTTACGGCTAATGTGGACATGAGAGCTCCTATATTTTATGATTCTAATGATACCACTTATTATTTAGATCCTAACAATACAACAACAGCTCTTAACGTAGCTGGTAAAGTTCAGGTTAATTACGGGGCATCGTCTGGTACGCCAATATTTCAGGCTACTGGTTCTTACGGAACAATGTCATTAAACACCTATTATGGAGTATTCCATACATCCGGTGATTTTTATATAGGTAATCCAGCCGGAGGCGCTGCTAACTTAACTGGAGCACAAGCCAATTTTAATATTTTTTCAGACAGAAATAATTCAGCTTATTTTGCGGATCCAACGGCTACATCAAACTTTGTTGGATTAACTGTAGCAAATACAATAAGTGGAAATATAACAGGAAATGCTGGAACTGTATCGACTATTACTAATAGAACAAATCTAATGGTAAATAGTTTAGCTGCACCTGCTCTTATTGATAGTTTAACCACAGCTAATTTCAGAAGTACTTTATTTGGCACAACATCTAATGGCTATCAAATATCAACAGCAAGATGGAATACTACACCGTCTGTATTAAGTGGATTAACTCCATATAGTACAATGATAGCTTGGGCCGGAAGCGATACACAAGGGTTTTTAGCAATGGACTATAGCTCGCCAGCAGCTAGAGTAGGGGGCGGTAATGGGAATAATATAAACTGGACAAGGAGAGTCCTTTTAGAAGACGCTTGGACTAATAGCAAATACTTTAGCTCAGGTGGAGAAATATATGCCCCTGCGTTTTACGATGCCAACGATTCGAGCTTTTACTTTGACGGTACCAACACGGGAGATTCTATTAGAGTAGCAGGTGATATTGTTGCATATTATTCAGACGAAAGACTTAAAAATAAAAAAGGGAATATTGAAAACGCATTAGAAAAAGTATTATCTTTGAATGGTTTTTATTATGAGCCAAACGAAACAGCACAGTCTTTTGGATATAAAAAGAAATTAGAAGTTGGTGTATCGGCTCAAGAGGTTGAAGCTGTATTGCCAGAGCTAATTAAAGACGCTCCAATAGGTAGAGGATATAAAACTTTAGATTACGGTAAATTAACACCGCTATTAATAGAAGCAGTAAAAGAACAACAAAAACAAATAGAAGAATTAAAAGAGTTAGTAAACAAATTAATAAATAAATAGAAATTATGCAATACACTTGGGAAGTAACAGACATGAAAACACTTAACGCTGATGGCGTTGAAAATGCTGTAGTACAAACTTATTGGAAAAAAACAGGAACTAACGATAAAGGAGTAGAAGGAGTGTTCTCTGGAGCAACGCCATTTCCTATCTCTTCAATCAACCCTGAAGATTTTATTCCTTACGATCAATTAACTGAAGAAATTGTTCTTGGATGGATTCAAGCAGTTGTTGTTGGATCTTACGAAGAGCACGTTAATGCTCAAATTCAAAAGCAAATTGACGCTAAGAATATTCAAGATCCAGGATTACCTTGGGCTACACCTCCGACACCTGTTGTACCACCAGAACCAAATACAGACGCTCCAATAAAGTAATATTATGCCGGAACCATTACCATCACCAGGATCACCAATATCTATAAACCAGATCCGTAATTATTATGGTCAATCGACTGGATCGTTACGAGCGTTAAGTAATATTGCTGGGCTTTCAACTCCTGATGCAATGTCAGAGTTTTATTCAGGTGGAGGTGGGCTAAATTTGTTTTTCATTAGCTTTGGCGTTAATGACCCAAATAAAATTTGTATTGACAATCCATCAGGCTGTACTCCAACTTGGCATAATGGATCAAGCGCTTTGCCGGATTTAGGCGATACAGTTTATACGGACGCAAGTGGAACAACACGATTATCTCCATTTAAAAGCAATGTATTTTTTGGTATGACTCTTACAGAATGTGAATCCACATATTTATGGTTTAAAATAGCCAGTGACGGGTCAGGTGTTGTAATTGATCTAGGATCGTGTTTTTAATAAAGTAAATTAATATATAATGAGTAATAAAGAAAAAGTAGATTTATTCCTTAGCAAATGGGTAAGCAGAAAGCTAACTGTTTTTGCGATTGCATCAGCAGGTTTGTTTTCAGCTAAGCTTGATGGAGACAACTGGACAATAGTAGCTACAATGTATATCGCTGTAGAAGGAGCAACCTCAATCGTAGAACGTTTAATGAAAGCTAAAACACAACAATAATGAAAAAAATATTATTAATACTATTATTGATACTTACAAGTTGTGGTTCACGCAAGGTAGCTATTGAGAAAACAAGTATAAAGAAAGACAGTGTTGTTGAAACAAAGGTAGCTGTAGTAACTTTAGAGAATAAAGAGAAGACCGATTCTACAAATATAATCACAACAACTGATACTGACGAAATAGTTATCACTCCAATTGATACATGCAAGGATATTGTAGTTGATGGCAAGATTTATAAAAACGTCATTTTAAGGATCAAAAAAACGAAGTCTAATACTTCATATACAAATAAAAAGAAAGAGTCAGAAACAAAGCTTAAAGACTCCGTGGCGACTATTAAAGCTGTTAAGACAGAGCAATCAGAATCAAAATCCAAACATATTCACAAATCAGCTAGCTATAGCTGGATTATTTGGTTACTTTTATTAATATTAATATTATACGTATTATGGCGAAACAGACGACGGTTGCTAATAGGATTGTAAAGAATGTATCAAGACCAGGGGTTCATGCTAAAACTAAAACCTCAAAAATGAAAAATTCAAAACTTTACAAGAAGGCTTATAAAGGCCAAGGCAAATAAAATTAAATATAGTTACTTACCACGTAATAATGTAATTATAAAAATCAAATACACTTAAATATAATAAAATGGAATTTAATTTACCAAGTCAAATTGTAAAAGACTTAAACTTCGGTGACGAAGCTAAGAGCAGAATAATGAATGGCGTCGAAAAATTAGCAAACGCAGTAAAGAGCACATTAGGTGCGTCTGGTAAATGCGTAATATACGAGGACGCTATGGGTAGACCGGTGATAACAAAAGACGGTGTAACCGTTGCAGAAAGCGTAGTCTTAATAGATCCGGTCGAAAATATAGGGGCAACTTTAATTAAAGAAGCTGCTGCAAACACGGTAAGAGAAGCTGGAGACGGTACTACTACCGCAACAGTTTTAGCTTATTCTCTATTAAAAAATCTAAGTGATTATAATGGTGAAGAAAAAGCTAGAGATATAAGACAAGGTGTATCTGATTGCTCAGAGGAAATTATGTCTTATTTACAAAGCATTAGTGTTCCGGTTGAAGGGGATATGTTAAAACAGGTTGCTTACATTAGTTGTAACAACGATAAAGAATTAGGAGATAAAATTGGTGAGGCTTTTGAAAAAGTAGGGCACAATGGTGTTGTATTGATGGAAGATTCAGAAACTAACGAAACTTATGTTGACTTTGTTGAAGGTACTCAGTTTGAGTCTGGTTTAAAATCGCCACATTTAATTACTGACAAAGATAAAGGAACAGCTGTATTGGATAATCCATACGTGTTAATAGTTAGTTCACCAATTCCAAATATAAGAAGAATCCAAAGTATATTAGAACACATCGTTAAAACAAAACGTAGCTTATTAATTATTGCTTCGGTAGAACAACAACCTTACGCTACATTATTAGCCAATAAAGTAAAAGGTAATATCAAAGTAAATATTGTAGACTTACCAGGATTTGGACCTACTAAACAAGATGCAATTGAAGACTTAGCTATCCTAACTGGAGCTAAAGTCATTAATGAAGAATTAGGAGACGATTTAGATCTTATTGATATAGAAGTATTAGGAGAAGCAATTAAATCCGTTACGGACTCTAAAAACACTATCCTGCAGATCCAAAACGTTAACGAAGATCTTGAAGAAAGAATAAAAGACGTTGAAGCAAAAATTGCTAAAGAAACAAACGGATATATTAAGAAAAAATTAGAACAACGTTTATCGACATTAACTGGTAAAGTTGGTGTTATATATGTTGGAGCAGATTCAGCTGTTGAGCTTAAAGAAAAGAAAGATAGAGTTGATGACGCATTACACGCAACTAAAGCAGCATTAGCAGAAGGTATTGTTCCAGGAGGAGGAGTAGCTTTATTAAATGCTTCACAAATTATATATCCACATAACGATGGTTATAAACTTTTGTTAGATGCAATTCAAGCGCCTTATTATACCATATTAAAGAATGCAGGTTACGATGATACCCTTAATCCAAAAGATTTCGTAGAGTCTAACCCAGAATTAGAAGATAGAGATTGGGAAGGCGTTGGTGTTGATGCAACTTGCGGTTGTTATAAAAATATGGTTGACAATGGTATTATTGATCCAGTATTAGTTACAAAGTCTGCATTAAAGAATGCAATTAGTGTAGCCACTACAATAACGTCAGCTGATTGTATAATTTCAAATATGAGAAGCTAATGCAAGCAGTAAACCATTTTATAGTTATACAGAAGATTAAAGAAGCGCCTAAAACAATTGGTGGTATGGAAATTACCGAAAGCCAAAACAATGACGTTAGGTACTTAAAGGGTAAAGTAATAAGTGTTGGAAACAAAATTGATTTCTTAAAAGAAGGAGATATTATTAGATACGACAAACATGCTGGTCATGGTATCGAATGGAACGATGAACTTTACTTTGTTATAAATATTGGTGATGTAGTTATTGTAGAATGAGAATCACACCAAGAGATTTAAGAGATATGAATTTATTTAAGTATTATAGGCTCGTTCGTAAATGGGCCTGTAAAACTTATGATCTCACAGACGCTGATTTGGAATTATTGATTTATTTAGATTGCAAAGTGCATTTTACACGTAATGATTTCATAGATGGTGCTTATACATATTCTTGGGATAAAGCCCGATGGGAAAGATTAAGGAGAGAAGGTTGGATTGATATATGGAGAGCTAGGAATAGAACGACAATGAAATACAATGTTTACCAGACTTCACAAAAGTGCAAAAGATTAATAACAAGAATGTACGGTATATTATTGGGTGAAGAAGATTTACCCACATCAACAAAAAGTAAATTTTATAAAAACAAAACATATACGGATAAAGTTTTCAATAAAGCTATTGACGATATGATTAGAGATAACGAAAGATAAAAACAAACATTATGGCAATTAAAAAGAAAGTTACAGAAAAAGCTACAGGAGAAAAATACAAATCAAAAGCAGCTATGGCTAAACACGAAAAAAAAGAAAGCAAAGCTGAGCAAATGAAAGAGTATGGGAAAGTTAAAAGAACTCCTGCTAAAATGAAAAAATGCTAATATGGCTTTCTCATTAAACCCTAAGTCAGACTTACTAAAGAACACTGGCAATTTTAATATGGTGAAAAGCCCTGCTAAAATTGCACCATTAGTTGCTGCTGCTGCCGGAGGTGGTGGAGCCGCTGCTGCTGGAGGTGCCGCCGTTGGAGGTGCCGCTGCTAGTGCTGGAGATGTTGGCAAAATAATGAATATGGTAGGTAAAGCTAAAGGTGGTTCATCTGAAGGGAAACCAACTAAAGAAAAATCAAAACCAAAATTTTATACAGAAGACGACGATAGTTATTATGGCGAATAAAAAAGGCTTTATTATGTCTCCTAAGAGTGTTCTATTTGGGTTGCATGAGGCTACATCAGATTTTGGAACACCAGTAATAAAAAAGGATAACTTAGATCCTGGCATAGAAGCTGAAGCTAATAGAGACGGTACTATTTTTGTTAATAGTAAATTATCGGATAATAAAATTAAAGCTGCTGTTAAACATGAGAAAGTCCATTTAAACCAAATGGCTCAAGGAAGGCTACAGTACTCAGACAGTTCCGTTATATGGAAAAGAGATACAAAGTCTCCTGCAAAAGTTTATAGAAGAGCAGATATGAATGAAGGGCATCCTGATTTCGAATGGGAAAAAGAAGCATATAAAAAATAATAACTATGGCATTTACAATTAGAGGTTCAGTTAACGCTTTGGATAATAAAAGCAAGGTAGAAAACAAAAACGGTTTTCAAGAAGTTTCAGCTCCAGGTCCTAGACAAGGAGTTGGCGGACAAAGTGTGTCTTTGTTAGAAGCACAAAAAAAAGCGTCTAGTAGAGCTCAGGGTAATACGGAAAAATGTACACCTATAACTCAAAAAGCTTCCCCTTTAAAAATAAACACTACATTAGTACAAGGCGCAGGTGACGCAGCAGCAAGATTTGTTGATGTTCGTGGAGCTATGGGTAGAGGTATTAGTGAAACATATAATTAAAACAAAAAAAAGAAATGGCAAAAAACATTCCAATTACGGCTAGAGTAAGCAGAGGCTTATTTGGGCAGAAAGCAACAGAGCCTGTATTAAATGTGGGCCAAGCTGGTGTATATGGCAATAACGTAACTAAAAGCGATCCGTCACCTGCGAAAATGATGATGAAATCACCTTTAAAGCAAGTTAAGTCTGAAGGCGCTGGTGATAAAATAGTAAAAGGACAAGCTAGTGTAAAAAGTTCGTCTCCTGGCACTGACAAAGTTGTGAAAGGTGGCACAAAAGTTATTCCTGGTGAAAAATATGTGCCTAGAGAAAATGCTTGGTGGAAATCAAGAACTCCGAAACAAAAGGCAGCACATAATAAAAAGAAAAAAGAGGAAATTGCTAACGATCCAAAATATCAGTCTAAGATTGTACAAGAGCCAGATAGAATTGAAAAAGGAGAACCTACAGAAATGAAGGAGCCTTTAAAAGTTTTCAATGAGGGTTCTGCTAAAACTTCATTTTGGAGACGTCAAGACGATAGATCAGTTACTCATACATCAAGAAAAAAGAAAAAAGCTGATATACAATTAGCTAAATTAGAAGCAAAACAAGGTTACAAGGTAACCAAAGACGACAAAGGTGTTGAAACAAAAACAGCGATTACGGATAAATCTAAGCATATCAAAGAAGCTAAATTACAAGCTAAAAAAGAAATGTGGGAATCTAGACAAGCTGGATATAAAGGAAGCAGAGATGCGGCTATTAAGCAAAGTGAGCAATCAACAAGAGTGCATGACAAAATAAAAGGTACTTATGTAGATCCAAAAGGTGAACAAATATTACTTGCTTCTCAAGTTGGCTCAAAAGGAGTAAGCGAATCAGATGCAAAAACTCAAGGTAGAGCTATTGAAGGATTTGATATTAGTCAAACACCAAAAACAACTAATGCAAACCCAGACCTTACTAAAAACACAAACATCCAAGAAGCAGCTAAGCCACTTGCAGAAACAAAAAGTGTGGAAGTTAGAGCAGCTGAAAAATTAGGCGATGGTGTTACTATTGAAAGAAAAACTCCAACGTCTCAAATGACTGAAGACGATACTCCTTTAGAGAAAAAAGTAAATGGTTTCTTTGCTAAGAAATCTCCTTTAAAAATGAAATACTTTAAATAATGGCATACGATCAACCAAACTCTCCTTTCAAGAAACTAAAACATACCACTAAGGGTAAAGGCCGTCATTTCTTATCAGCAAAGGAGGGTGCTGGTATGACGCAAGCTGGTAGAAACGCATATAACAAAGAGACTGGTGGCAATTTAAAAGCCCCTCAGCCTCAAGGTGGGCCAAGAAGAGATTCATATTGCGCTAGATCAAAAGGTCAAATGGAGATGCATAATATAAATTGTTCTAAAACACCAGATAAAAGAATCTGTGCCGCAAGACGCAGATGGAAATGCTAATGTTATGGATAAAGGATTAGGCGATACAATAGCAAGAGTTACAAAAGCAACAGGAATAAAAAAAGCAGTGGAAACCGTAGTTAAAGTTATTAATATAGATTGCGGTTGCCCAGGAAGACAGGATATGCTTAATAAAGCATTCCCATATAAACAAAAACCAAATAAATAATTAAATCAAATCAAAATGAAAAAAGTAGAAGAAACAGGAGTTGAAAAAGTAACAGCAGAAGAGTTAACAGCGTTAAACGAGAAGATCAATGCAATGAACAAATTGCAAATACAGATTGGTGGTTTAGAAGCACATAAGCACGATATGCTTACCGCTTTATCAACTTTAAATATTGAGATGCAAGGAATTCAAAAAGACCTTGAAGCTAAATACGGATCTGTTAATATTGACTTAGCTACAGGCGAAATTACTTATGTCTCAGATAATCAGGAAAATTAGTATAGGCAAAGACTATAAAAATGACGCCATGCACTACGCCTTAAATCAGGAAGTGTATGGCGGTCATACTATAGTTAATATAATAGAAGAGGAAGATAAGTACTCTATCTATATTGCTAAAGGGGATATTATCATGCCTTGGAAAGATTTTAACAAGAACATGTCAATATCGGTAGAATACGATCTATCTTACTAAATATGAGAAGTGTTTTTAGCTACTTGGTTTCTCCTAATGGCAAAAGAACAACAGGAGAGATAGATATTGACGGTAATAAATTACTTCTAAATAGTGAACTTCAAAATCACGAATATACGAATCGTATAGGTACTGTATTAAATATACCATTAGTAGGAGATACTGTTATAGAACCAGGAGATGACGTTATTGTACATCACAATGTTTTTAGAAGGTTCCGAGACATTAAAGGTAGAGAAAAAGACAGTAAAAATTTTATCGAAGAGGATTTGTATATTGTACAGCCTGATCAAGTTTACGCTTATAAGAGAAATGGTAAATGGAAAGCATTAGATGGTTTCTGTTTTATAAAGCCATTAAAATCAAAAAATATGTTTTCGCTTGATAAAGAAAGACCTTTGATTGGCATAGTCAAACACGGTAATGATTCTATTGAAAGCGGAACTCTAGTAGGATTCAAACCTGGAATGGAATATGAATTCATTATAGAAGGGCAGAGGTTATACCGAGTACCCACCAATTTAATTACAATTGAATATGAATATCAAGGAGACGAAGAGGAGTATAATCCAAGCTGGGCAGAAGGCAGTTGAAGAATTAATAAAAGTAGCACAAGAAAAGATTGTAGACTCAGGCGATGATATAAGCGCTGACAGACTTAAAAATGCTGCTGCTACAAAAAAGCTTGCCATATTTGATGCCTTTGAAATACTAAGCAGAATTGAAGAGGAAGAGCGTATATTAGAAGATAGACCTAAGGAAGACAAAGAAGAGAAAAAAGTAACTGGCTTTGCTGAAAAAAGATCTAAGTAATGTACGAGCAATCATTATACAAAGTTATAACACCCATACGAGAAAACACTATAATAAGACTTAACAAATCTAAAAAGTGGGATTATGGGTATAACAAAGAACATGATGTTGTAGTCATAAGTAAGACAGGTGAGATTGGTGAAATATACCAAATACAAGGTTTAAAGATAGCTTTGCCAAAAGCTCCAACTAAAATAGATACAACAACTAACAAATGGACGCCTGAGGACTATCCTAAGGAGTTAAAAGTTATAAAAGATATATTTGACTGGGATAAACAATCGGACTCGTTTAAAGACAAATGGGGACTTTATATAGATGAGCAGTTTAATAGAAGAGAAGCTGGCCACTGGTTTAATAACAACGGAATACCTACTTATATAACAGGATCTCATTATATGTACCTACAATGGTCCAAGATTGACGTTGGTCAACCTGACTTTAGGGAATCAAATAGATTATTCTTTATATTTTGGGAGGCCTGTAAAGCAGATACAAGATGCTACGGAATGGCATACCTTAAGAACAGACGTTCTGGTTTTTCATTTATGGCCTCTGGTGAAATTGTAAATTTAGCAACAATATCAAGTGACTCACGTTACGGTATATTGTCAAAATCAGGAGCTGATGCTAAAAAAATGTTTACAGATAAAGTAGTGCCAATATCGGTTAACTATCCTTTTTTCTTTAAACCAATTCAAGACGGTATGGACCGTCCAAAAACAGAATTAGCTTATCGTGTTCCCGCTTCTAAATTAACAAGAAAGAAATTAGAAGGAAATAACAAAGTAGATATACTTGAGGGATTAGATACAACTATTGACTGGAAGAATACTGGAGACAATAGTTATGACGGGGAAAAGCTAAAACTTTTAGTTCATGACGAAAGCGGTAAATGGGAAAGACCAAACAATATTTTAAATAACTGGCGCGTTACTAAGACGTGCGTACGACTAGGTAGTAGAATTGTTGGTAAGTGTATGATGGGTTCAACATCAAATGCTTTAGATAAAGGAGGAGATAATTTTAAAACTTTATATAACGATTCTAATGTAGAAAACAGAAATGCTAATGGTCAAACAAGATCTGGTTTGTATTCTTTGTTTATACCAATGGAATGGAATTATGAAGGTTTTATTGATGAATTTGGACATCCAGTATTTAATACACCGACAAAGCCAACGTTTGGACCAGGTGGAGATCAAATAGAAATAGGGGTTATAGAGCATTGGAATAATGAAGCTGATGGATTAAAAGGAAATCAAGATGCATTAAATGAATACTTTAGACAGTTCCCTAGAACAGAAGATCACGCATTTAGAGATGAGGCACAAAACAGTATATTTAATTTAGCAAAAATATACGAACAAATAGATTATAACGAAGATCTTAAAAATAGTGCTGTTATAACAAGAGGAAGTTTTCAATGGGAAAACGGCGTAAAAGACACAAGAGTATTATTCTCGCCAAATCCACAAGGAAGATTTTTAATAACCTGGACGCCTCCTGCACAATTACAAAATAGGCAGATAATTAAAAACGGTTTGAAATGTCCTGGTAATGAGCACATTGGAGCGTTTGGTTGTGATAGTTATGATATTTCAGGAACAACAGATAATAGAGGATCTAAAGGAGCATTGCACGGATTAACTAAATTTAGTCTTGAAGATGCGCCACCGAGCACATTCTTTTTAGAATATGTATCTAGGCCTCCAACAGCAGAAATATTTTTTGAAGATGTATTAATGGCTTGTGTATTTTATGGCATGCCAATATTAGCAGAAAATAATAAGCCAAGACTTTTATATTATTTTAAAAGAAGAGGTTATAGAGGCTACTCTATGAATAGACCTGATAAAGTTTGGAATAAACTTTCCGTGACTGAGAAAGAAATTGGAGGAGTGCCAAACTCTAGTGAAGATATGAAACAAGCGCATGCGGCAGCTATTGAGATGTACATCGATAGATATGTTGGCCTCAAAGAAGATGGTGATTACGGAACAATGTATTTTACCGATACTTTAAACGACTGGGCAAAGTTTGATATAAATAATAGAACAAAATATGATGCTGCTATTAGTTCTGGCTTAGCTATTATGGCTTGTAATAAAGAGTTATATAGACCTAATGCAATAGTACAAAAAGCACCAATAAACTTAAATATTGCAAAATATTCGCAGAGCGGATTAATATCAGAAATAATAAAAAGATAATATGGCTAAAGGAGTAGTAAATAGTTTTTTCCCGAGTCAGGTAGTAAGTGACCAAGAAAAAATGTCACCAGATTACGGACTTCAAGTTGGTAGGGCAATCACTAACGAGTGGTTTTCTGCTAACTCAGGAACTACTAGATATAGAAGTAACCAAAATACATTCCATGCTTTAAGATTATATGCACGAGGCGAACAGCCTACGCAGAAATATAAAGATGAGTTATCAATAAACGGGGATTTGTCTTACTTAAATTTAGACTGGAAGCCTGTGCCTATTTTATCTAAATTTATAGATATAGTAGTTAATGGTATTGCTGATAGAGCATTTGATTTAAAAGCATATTCACAAGATCCATACGGAGTAAGCAAAAGAACAAAATATTTAGAATCAGTTATTAGAGATTTACAAACGGCAGAATTAAATAATTTTGCTAAAGAAAACTTCGGTATTAACTTATTTGAAAACCCACCAGAAAGATTACCTGACTCTCAAGAAGAACTTGATTTGCACATGCAACTATCCTATAAACAGGGTATTGAAATTGCAGAAGAAATCGCGATTAACACTATATTTGATGGTAATAAATATGATCTTACAAAAAGAAGAGTATATTATGACATTGCGACTTTAGGTATTGGAGCAGTTAAAAATAGCTTTACAGAATCAGAAGGGGTTAAAGTAGAGTATGTAGATCCTGCTTATATGGTTTATTCTTACACAGAAGATCCATATTTCCAAGATATATATTATGTAGGAGAAGTTAAATTCGTTCCTTTAAACGAGATTAAAAAACAATTTCCACACTTAGATCAGGCTACAATGGAACAAATCCAACAGCAAGGATCACAGAATTATGGTGTATGGGATAACAACGTAAGTAACTATAACAATAATAGAGACTCAAACGTGGTTCAAGTATTGTACTTTAATTTTAAAACTTACATGAATGAAGTTTACAAAGTTAAAGAAACAGCTACTGGTGCATCCAAAATTATATTAAGAGATGATCAATTTGACCCACCTGTTGAAGCTTATGAAGCACAGTTCGGTAAAATGTCAAGATCACTTGAAGTATTATATGAAGGTGTATTGGTTTTAGGTACTGATATATTATTAAAATGGGAGCTAGCTAAAAATATGATGCGTCCTAAGAGTGATGAAACTAAAGTTAAAATGAACTATAGTATTACAGCTCCTAGAATGTACCAAGGTAGAATTGAGTCGCTAGTTAGTAAATGTACTGGCTTTGCAGATATGATTCAAATTACCCATTTAAAAATGCAACAAGTATTACAAAGAATGATCCCTGATGGGGTTTATTTGGATGCTGACGGTATTAATGAAGTTGATTTAGGTAATGGTACAAATTATAATCCACAAGAAGCATTAAATATGTTCTTTCAAACTGGATCGATAATTGGTAGATCATTTACACAGGATGGAGATATGAATCCTGGCAAAGTGCCTATTCAAGAAGTTCCTACAGGAAATGGTGG